GATAAATATATAATAACGGGATGGGTAGAATACGGATATTAATATGATAACAGAACCACGATGGAAATCTTACATAGCTGAAACAACTACACCAATATTTACACCTAAACAATGTCAGATGATTATTAAAGCTGGACGTGCAGAACCAAGAAATGATGCACAAGTTGGAAGTAATAAAGGTATTAAAGGTGGAGTAATAGATACAAAAACTAGAACTTCACATATAAGCTGGATACCTTTTTTTAAAATGCCTGAAATGTACAAAGATATAGAAAAAATTATGAAACAAACTAATGGTAATCATTTTGGTTTTGATGGAATGACAATAACTGAGATGGCACAATACACAGAATATCCAGAAGGTGGATTTTATGACTGGCATGTAGATAATGATGTAAACTGTGCACACGAACCACCGGTGCGAAAAATATCTATGACTTGTTTATTATCTCCTGAAAATGAATTTGAGGGTGGAGATTTAGAATTAATGGCTGAAGGTAAAGTTGCAAAAATAAAACAAGGACACGCTGTGTTTTTTGCATCATTTATAAGACACAGAGTTAAACCTGTAATACGTGGCAACAGAAAATCCTTAGTTATGTGGTTTGGAGGTACACCTTTTAAATGATGATTAAAGCTGCATACTTTCCAACTATTATATATGCTAAAGATGTTAATTTAAATAATAGACTTTTTGAAAAAGAAGTTCTTGCTTGGGCTGATAAAGATAAAGGAATTAAAAGAACTAATATGAATGGCTGGCATAGTACAACTAATATGCATCAAATACCCGTATTCAAACCATTGGTTGATGAATTATTTAAAATGCAGAATGAGATATTCCAAGAAGAGTGGTTAGATAGCGAAGCTGTTATAGGTAATATGTGGGCAAATATAAATCCACCTGGTGGATACAATAGACCACACTTACATCCTAATTCTCATTTTAGTGGTGTATATTATATTAAGGCACCTAAAAATTCTGGACAAATAGTATTTAACGAACCAAGAGCATCGGCGCATATGGTTATGCCAAGAAGAAAAGAAGGAGAACCACCTTCACATTTATGGAGAGAAGTTAGGGTTAATCCGTTAGAGGGTAGGATAATTATATTTCCAGCATGGCTTTGGCATTGTGTTGAACCAAACTTAAGTAATGAAATAAGAATATCAGTGTCATTTAATTTTTTACAGAAAGGGTTTAATGTTTAGAGATCACAAATATCAAGTAATTAAGAAAGCATTATCATACGAAATGTCTAATTTTATACTTAACTATTTTTTACTTAAAAGAGATGCAACAAGATTTATGTATGAAAATAACATACACTCACAGTCCTCGATACTTGGAACATGGACCGATCAACAGATACCTAATACTTATTCTTGTTATGGCGATTTTGTAATGGATACGTTACTAGTTAAAATGTTGCCTGTAATGAAACAACATACAGGACTAGATCTTATTCCAACTTACTCTTACGCTAGAGCATATAAAAAAGGTGATGAACTTAGAAGACACAAAGATAGACCTAGTTGTGAAATATCTACGACTCTAAACCTTGGTGGAGATCCCTGGCCTATATTTATCGACGGTACGGGGTCTAACAACGTCATAGATGAGTATAAAAAGATACATAAGCCCAACGCTCCAAAAGGCACAAAAGTCTTGCTTGAAGTAGGCGATATGCTAGTATATAGTGGTTGCGAACTCGAACATTGGCGAGAGCCTTTTGACGGGAACATTTGTGGCCAAGTGTTTTTACATTATAATCATGTAAACGGCCCATTTGCTGAAAAAAACAAATTTGATGGCAGACCTATGCTAGGTCTACCAGCATTTGTAAAATAGTATTATAATGGAGTCGTATGCTACAAAAGATAGGTTTTCAGCCTGGAATCAATAAACAGATAACACCCACTGGAGCAGAGGGTCAATGGACCGACTGTGATAATGTAAGATTTAGATATGGTACACCTGAAAAAATAGGTGGTTGGAAACAACTAGGTGACGATGCTCTTACTGGTGCAGGTAGAGGTCTTCATCATTTTGTAAATAGTAAAGCTAGAAAATACGCAATCATTGGTACAAACAGAATTTTATATGCATACTCAGGTGGTGTGTTTTATGACATACATCCTATCAAATCTACAACAACGCTTTCTAATGCATTTAGCACGACTAATGGATCAAACATTGTTACAATAACTTTTTCAGGGTCTCATAATATAAATGAACAAGACATAATTTTACTAGATAATTTTAGTTCTATAACTAATTCTAATTATAGTGCATCTGATTTTGATGATAAAAAATTTATGGTCACAACTGTACCCTCAAGCACAACTATTACAATTACAATGCCAGGTAATGAATCTGGATCTGGTGCAACAACATCAGGTGGTATTAGAGTACAACATTATTATCCTGTAGGACCAGCTGTACAAGCAAAAGGTTTTGGTTGGTCACTTGGTTCATGGGGTGGTGAAACAGCAGGTGAACCTACAACTACACTAACAAATGGTATTAACGATGCTGTAACTACAGGTATTATATTAGGAGATGTATCACAGTTTCCAGACTCAGGAACAAACTTTATTAAAATAGACAATGAAGAAATTTCATATACAGGTATATCTGGTAATGAACTTACAGGTGTAACAAGAGAAGTTAGAGGAACTTCTGCTGCAGCTCATAGTGGTGGAGCAACAGTTACAAGTACAACAAACTTTGTAGCATGGGGTGAAGCAGCATCAGGTGACTTAGTTCTTGAACCTGGTATGTGGTCATTAGATAACTTTGGTGACAAAGCAATTT